TTTTTATACTTAATGAAAAAGGAACCATGATGACACAGAATTTCACGGTGACACAAGGTGAGGGAGTGAAACCTTTGCCTCTTGGGACGAAGCGTTTTACACAGGATGACAACGGGGGAGATGCGTACCTACTTGAGGGAACAAACGATCCTGCCATTACTGGAGAGCTGATAGCAAGGGGCGTGCCATACATGCTTACCTCTACTACGCAATACTACGTAAGAGCACCGGGAAAGACAGCGGTCTTCGGCATTGTGGGAGCGTAGAGATGAAAAGAGCAGGATTTGACCTTAGGGACCAGTTCGAGATAAGTGAGGTGGCCGGGCTTGAAGAGGCTCTTGCCGGCAAAGTAAACGCAGACGCGTACTCTTTGCTTCAGCCTGGGGAGATAGGGTTTGGGGTGGCTCCGGCTCAGCCTGAGAAGTATGCTGCGATAGGTGCGACACCTTATGACGGGCATGATCAGGTGGGATCTCCGAACAGGGGGAAGTATCTGCATGTGGCTAGCGGTGCGGTTTTGTACCATATACCTAAGCATTACTTTAAAGAGGTAGGCAATACTACGTACTTCTCAGACACGCCTCAGACAGGGTATGTTCTGGATAGAAGTTTTATCAACGGTGGTGTTGAGATAGACGGCGTATTCATCTTTGCTTATGGCGGAGGTAACAATGGAGGCAAGCTTACTGCCCAGTCAGGACTTGACCCTGTAAGTACGAATGCTGCACATAACCCAATCTCTGCTTTGAGCACTGTACCTGCAAATAACTACGGTGGTATTTATAAAGCTGCCAAGAGCTGTGATGCGAATGCATTTCCTACGCCGATCTGGCAGCGTGCTATGGTGGCGAGGCTTGCGGTGGCTCACGGGAAAGCTTCTACTTCTACGGCAGTATGTGCCTACTCTGATGTGGCACCGTACCAACCAAAAGGGAATAACAACAATGCTCTGGCAGATACGAATGATGCTTCAGTCACATTTACAGGTTCAGGCTACTCAAACTGCGCATTGACAGGAAGCGGTGTACCTTTTGCAAAGACTACACATAACGGACAGGCATGCGGCATAGCAGACTTGAACGGGAATATGTACGAAGCGGTGAGCGGTCTTACCTACATGGCAAGAACAGGAGCAACGGGTACACTCGGATCCAATGCAGTGGCCCTTACTGCGCATGGGTACATCGTGGGCGATAAGATAGCTTTCGGTGCTACACCTACCACAGGTGCAACATACAACACGGCGGTTTATACAGTTGCAACGGTGGTAGATGCAAACAACTTTACACTAACCACCACTCTGGAGCGTAACGTCCTGTCAACGGACGGTATCTACACGGGTAAAACGTTCTATATGTTAAAAGAGAGCGTTGACATACGGGCACTTGCTGACGACAGTACTACGCCAGGCACGGGAGCATTTAATATGAGCCTATATGATGCTGTGGACCTTTCTGCACTGATAAACAGCAACTCTGCATGGATCAAGCTTGGGAATGGGACAAATGATGTATTTGAGTTCTCTACAGACAGGAACAGTGGAGAGTACAAGAGAAATGCACTCGGCATCCCAACGGTAGCAGGTTCTTCTGCAGGCGGTACGACAGAGTACGGGAATGACGGTATATACAGATACCTAAGACACGGGTGTGTGCCGATCTCCGGTGGGCATTGGGGCGATACGTCCGATGCGGGCGTCGGGTGCGTGACTTTGAGCAACAGGCGCACGCGTTCGCACGACATTGTGGGCCTTCGCGCCTCGCTCTTGGCATAACCTGTCATGAGTGAACGATAGTGAACGGAGAGAAGATGAACCAACACGGAGAGGCAACACTGAACCAAAAGTTCTTTGAGATGATCAAGCTTTTGAACATCTACCTTAACCACTTTCCGCGACACGAGAAGTATGCGTTGTCAAATACCATAAGAAATACTGCGTACGGAATCTATGATCTGATCACAGAGTGCCAGAAGAGGTATTACAAAAAGACTTCTCTGACCGAACTTGACATCACGCATGAGAAATTAAGAATGCAGATAAATCTTGCGAATGAGCTGGGATACTTTAACTTCAAAGATGGAAAGGAGAGCAAATATGACAATGCGCCAAAGCGTTTCATAGCCATCTCAAGGCTTGTGGATGAGATAGGCCGTATGATAGGCGGCTGGATAAGTAAACTGAAAGAAATGGGTAAATTTAGATGAATACTATAGGGCAGTATAACGAAATGCAGTGTGTGCCGATCTCCGGTGGGAATTGGAACAATACGTCCAATGCGGGCGTCGGGTACGTGAATTTGAACAACAATCGCACGAATTCGAACGACAATGTGGGCCTTCGCGACTTTATTTCCATGCCTGAAGCAGCAATGGCTGATACTGGGAATATAGGGGTATGCTGTCCTGCTATAAGCGAAATCGAAACAAATGATCTTTTGAGTAACGGTGTTGAAAATCAGATCAGACAAACAAAAAGAGTGGGAAACCTCTATGCAGATGCTTTCAGTATGGAAAATCTGCATAAAGCTTTCATGGATGCCAGAAAAGGAAAAAGAAAGAAAAGGGCTACTTTTACTTTCGAGAAAAACCTTGGTGCAGAGATACATGCTTTGTATGAAGAGCTAAAAGCAGGTACCTACGCACCAAAGCCTTACATCACGTTCAAAGTGTATGAACCAAAAGAGCGCATCATCTATGCACCTCACTTTAGAGACCTTGTGGTTCAGCATGCCATTTACCGTGTGATCTACCCGATCTTTGACAAGACATTCATCGACCAGTCTTTTGCGTGCAGGAAAGGCGGCGGTACACACAAGGCCAGTGCGTATACACAAAAAGAGATGCGTAAGTATGACGGCGAGCTTTACTATGCGAAACTGGACATCAAGAAGTTCTTCTACAACATAGACAGAGTAGTGTTAAAAATACTCTTTGAGAAGAAGATCAAAGATGCAAGGTTTGTAGAGCTGATGATGCAGTTCACAGACATGGGAACGCCAAAGGGCATACCCATAGGGAACCTTTTGAGCCAGATCTACGCGCTGATCTACATGAACCCGGTGGACCACTTCATCAAGCGTGAGCTGAAGGCGAAGTCTTATGTGCGTTACGTGGATGACATGGTGGTGATGGGTGTGAGTAGAGAACGCGCCGTGATGATTAAGGACAGGGTGGAAGCGTTCATCAAAGAGAAGCTTCACCTGGGGTACTCGCACTGGATGATAGCAAAGATCAAGCGAGGCATCAACTTCGTGGGATACAGGACATGGAAGAGCGTGAAGTTCGTTCGTAAACACAGCATGTATAAGTTTAGAAAAGCCGTAAACAAATCACAGATTGAGTCAATAACTTCTCTGATAGGTCATGCCAAAGGTACACATACTTTGCATTACTTCAGAAAACTGTTGATTGAACATGAGATTTTAAACCAAATACCAGACAGGAGCCAGAGATGTTTAAATATGTAAAATTTACCCCGTTCACAGATGAATATACCACCCATGAGTTTATAGAGTGGGATGAGAAGTGCAAAGTGCATAGGTTCGATGTGCCGTATGTGTCTGTAGAGTGCGCCACTGAAGCAGACTTTACCGAGCTTATGGGAAAACAGACCCCATCGATAGAAGCACTTGAGATCACACAGGCAGAATTTGTGGACATGGTACAGCACAGTGTGCAGGTGAAGCGTATGTATGATGTGGCAAATGAGAAGTATGTGAATGAGTGTGCTGCTATCACTGCCAAATATACACAGGAAGAGATCAGTACCTGGGGCGTACAGGTAGATGAAGCTGAAGCAGTGAAAGCCGGTACTGCTACGGCGACACCGTTTTTGAGTGCCTTGGCTGCGGATGAAGGCATCACGCTTGTGCAGGCTGCGGATAAGATACTCGCTTTAAGAGATGCGAATGCTTCCTATACTGCGAATGCTTTGACCAATAAATGGAATACGTTGAAGGCTTTGAAAGCGGAGGTGGGATTATGATGAAGAAGATCTACGCTCTTGTAGACGGTCTTGGGCTTCCATTACCTACGGATAAAGTGCTGCACTTCATGGTGATGCTTGTGGTACTCTCTTTCGGAGTGCCTTTGGCTATTTGGTTGAGTGGTATGGATGCGGTCATGATATTTAGATATGCGCTCTGGTTACTCTTTGATGTAGGGGCTTCAGAGAGAGAATTTGCACAGATAACCATGCTGATACTTTCGCAGATAGCTATCTTTTACAAGGAACATCGAGACGGCTGGGTGAAGGGTTGGTTTTTTGATGTTTTCGCCGGCGAACTTGGAATGTTCTTCGGGTTTGTGATAGGCGGCGGGATCATCGCTCGGTTGATGGGGCTGTAGGGATGCTGTATCCGAAACTCATCCCCACCCATAGAGATACGTTCATACTGGTCGAGGACTATGAAGTTTCATGCGATCTTCGCAGGTTTGTGATACCCAAAGGATTTGAAACGAACGGGGCGGACATACATAGGGTGTTTTGGTTCATCATTCATCCGTTCAAGCCGAAGTACCTTCATGCCGTGGTCGCCCATGACTATATCTGTAAGGAGATGGGTACGTATGTGGCGGATGACGTGTTTGAAGAGCTGCTTTACAAGGTAGACAGAGGGGTGGTGCCGCGCATCATGGTGGGGGCTATGAAGTTATGGCACAAAGTAAAATTATGCAAAAGGAGAAGTGATGGTCAATGAAATGCAGGAGATGGGCGCAGTGTCCCTGATGATGAAGGCGTTCTACAACCTTGTGACATGGAGTTTGGCAGGGTTGCTTGCATACCTGAAGCTTCCTGTGGAGATGATGGGGATCTATTTTACCCTTTTGATGGTAGACCTTGTGACGGGATGGATGGCTGCTTTTGTGATAGGGGAGATACTCTCTATGTCAAGATTTCTGGCGGGGTTCCTTACGAAGTTTTTGATGATCATCATACCGATCGTCGTTGCGCTGATCATGAAGATGAAAGGGGATGCGCTGATATGGTTCATAGAGTGGACACTTATCGTGCTTGCCGCGTCTGAGGGTGTTTCCATCTTCAACAATGTGCTGAAGGCCAAAGGGGAAAAGCCTATTCCGAAGATAGATGCGCTTGCGATGATATC